ACCCTCTGCCAGCCGACCAACAGCGTCCCCTACGTCGATGCCAATACGGGGGATGTCCTTGGCCAGTTCACCATCGCCGCAGGGACGGCGATCCTGCCGGTCCACCGCTCAACCTCGCGGACCTTTCAGATGCTGATGGTCAACCTTTTGGCTGACCGCCAACCAGCTCTTTGAAGGCATCGACATCGACGTTGCGCTCCATCCTCAGGTAGGTCTTGAGGATGAAGACGATCTCACCGCTCAGTGAGCGGCAGTTCTCCCGCGCCCGGTACTCAAGGCGCTGCTGCAAGTCGTCATCAAGAAGAACAGACATCTTAGGCATCTGATAAACTCCGAATAATTCCGCTTTTATCTCACGACGTACCATAGCACCCATCGCTGTACAAGAGGAATACAGAATTTCTCTTACCTATTCGGGAGCACATCATGTCGAACTTCGGCGTCGCAAAAACTGGTACCTTCATGCTCGGCGAGGCGACTGTGATGGTTGGTGCCTATGGTGCCAACGGCGGTGATTCCGATCTGTTCAAGCTCAACGGCCCCCAGCACGGCCTGGGCCTCGTCAAGAACTTCCAGCTGAAGTACGATACCGGCTACGTCAACCTCACGCAGGGGCTGCAGAACAACATCGTCGACAGCGCGATGAACAAGTCCGAGCTGTCCTGCTCGTTCGAGGTTTACGAGTACAGCGCCAAGAACATCGCTTACGCGCTGGGCCAGAACGGCTCGCTGCTGACCAACGCCGCCGTGGCCACCACGGTGAGCACCGCCGAAACCACCGGCACCTATGTCAGTCCCGACATGAGCCTGTCGGTGACCTCGGCCACCAGCCTCACCGCTGGCAGCTGGATCATCGTGCAGGGTGCGACCCAGGATCAGATCTATGTCGACCTGATCGCCTCGGTCTCCACCAACGTGCTGACCCTGACCTACGGCATCCCTGACAGCCTCCCGGCTGGCGCGATTGTCCGTCTGGCGCCTCCGCAGGCTCTGGCTTCCACCGTCGACCAGCCCTACCTGTCGATGGCCGCCGTGGGCGCCCTGCGCGACGGTACCCTGGTCCGGATCAACATCCCGAAGATCAAGATCACCAAGGGCTTCAACCTGCACTTCGACACGAAGAGCTATGGCAACATGCCCTTCGAGGCGACCGTCTACAACCCGGTCCAGACCGACACCTACTACTCCCTGTTCTCCACCCAGGCTGCCCAGCTTGTGATGGCGTAAGGAAAAGACAAGGCGCTCCTCCAGAGACCACACGCCCTTGTCTTAGAAGCCACGATGAGATATTCTCTCATCGTGGCTTTTTCTCTGGAGATTTACTAGTAATGTCTGATGAAACTCTTTCGGTGATCGTCGACGGGGCTCCCGTCGATCTGTTCATGTCTTATGGCCTGCTGACCGAGCTGGCCCGCACGGTGTCCAGCATCGATGCCATCGCCTCCCTCGACCTCGACAACGATACCCGTGACGCATTCCTGGGCTCCGTTCTCGCCGACCGTACCAAGAGCGGGAAGGTGAAGACCAAGCGCGCCCTGGACGAGCTGGACATCAGCCTCGAAGACGTCGAACGGACCTTGAACTGGGGGAAAGAACACTTGCTGGGTTTTTTCTTGCGGCGTGTCGAGAACGCCCAAGGACACGCGGCAAAGATCAACGCGGTGCTGGAGCCGTTCTCCTCGGCTGGTATTCAGGCCTAACTTTTGAGGGCGCGCTGTGCTGGGCATTCGAGACGGTGCCCAGCCGCCTCCCCAAAGTCTACTGGGCCAACAGTCGAAATGATCTGCGGTCGAAGATAGCTATGAAGCTCGGCTTCGAGCACATGAAGGTCGTGCAGGAATACGACAGCTTCGCCCGGATCGTTTCGCTGGCCCTCGGCGGCAGCGACGGCGAGGTGGAAGACACGACACCGAACGATATGGCGTCAGCACAAATGATGTTCAGTGCTTTGATGAGAGGTTAGCAACATGGCTGACGAGAACAGTGCAGGTCAGATTGAACTAGATGCTGTTGTCACCGGCCTTGAGGAGCTTGACACCCTTGAGCAGGGCCTAGGGAAGGTTGCTGTTTCCGCCGACGCCGCCACAGAGGCCTTGGGCGCAGCCTTCGGACCTCCCACGGAGAAGGTGGCGGCCCTCACTCAGGGTGTTGAGGCTCTCAACAACCAACTGGCTCAAGCTCAGAAGACCCTGGCGGAGCTTCATCGGGTCAAGGAGGATGACCGGGGGACTGCCGCCAGCGTAGCTGCTCGGCAAATGGGCTCGGCCAACTCAGGCCGCAACTCACTTCAGAACCAGGACCGCTCCGACGCCCGTGCGAACAACGCAGCCTATCAGCAGTCCCTGGGCCGTCAGAATGCTCAGGCCATCAGCAAGACGATTGCCTCGTCTACCGAGGCGATGCTTACCCAGACGATGAAGCTGTTCGTCGATGGCCTGCGGAACACGCTGCTGAAGTCGCTGGACGTTGTCCGGGAGGCGACCAACGCAGCCAAGTTGGAAGGTCTTGGGAAGGGGCAGAGCAAGCAGTTCGAACGGAAGCTCAATGAGGTTGACCCCGATGTGTTGCGTTATCGACGCAACGGTGTCGACCCAAACTCGACCGACCTCAACCAGCTCGGGAAGATGAAGATCGCCGCCGGCTTGGACCAGCAGGAGGCCATCGGTGCCGCTGACCCGCTAAGGATCAAGGCATATACCGAGGACCTCTTTGCCGTCGAGACCCAGATCAAGGCTGTGACGGAGGCTCAAAAAGAGGAAGCTCAGGTCAACAAAGAGTCCGCTGCTGCTTGGAACGAGTACGAGCAGGAACGACTTGCCTCGGCGAAGAGCTACTTCAAGGAACTCGACGCCAACGCGGCGATGGCGGTGGCCGATCAAAAAGCGGCAGCCAACGCGGAAGCTCAGGTCAACAAAGAGTCCGCTGCTGCTTGGAACGAGTACGAGCAGGAACGACTTGCCTCGGCGAAGAGCTACTTCAAGGAACTCGACGCCAACGCGAAGATGGTGGCGGCCGATCAGGAAGCTGCTGAGAAAGCGGCAGCCAACGCGGCTCGGCCTCAACAGCAGATCGACCTTAACAATAACCGTGGCGCGGCCCGTGCTGCTTCCGCTACGTCTCCGATTGCTGAGGCTCAGACCCTCCTGGCTACCGAGAAGAAGAACCTTGATGTTCTGGCGGAGAATTCCCTGGAGTGGGATCTTCAGGCCGCTAAGGTCAAGGATATGACCCTCCAGGTTGAGAAGCTAGCCGAAGCCAATAAGGCCGCTGCCAAGGCCAATCGCCCCCCGCCCCAGCAGGAAAGCGTCCAAGACCGCTTCGGACGCCACTCTTCGAATATGGCCGACTATATGATCTTCGGCTCAATGTTCGGCGGTATTACCGAGACCGTTCGCAGCGTCGTCGAGTTGGACAAATCGTTCGGCGAATTGCAGGCGCTGACCCAGGCGTCTAACAGCCAGATGAAGGACCTGCGGACCACCATCGACGGTGTGGCTGCGTCCAGCAATCAGTCCGCCAAGGATATTGTCGAGGCGACCATCGTCCTCGGCAAGTTCGGTTTCACCGCGACCCAGGTCCAGGACAGTTTGAAGGGGATCACCGACTTCTCGTCGGCCACCCGTATGAAGCCTCAGGAAGCCGCGACCATGCTGACCGGCGTGGTGGGCGCTTACGATATGCCCAGCAGCAGCACCGGGCAAATCGCGGACCTCGCAACCGGCACCATGGCCAAGAGCCGGCTGACTTCCGAGGCACTGAAGTCCGGGCTCAGCCTGACTGCTGAGGTCGGGGCCGAAGCCAATGTCAGCCTCAAGGAGCTGATCGGCACGATGGCGCTGGCCGCCGACGCTGGCGTCCGCATGCAGGACCGCTTCGGCACGGGGCTGCGCCAAGCCATGCTGGCGATGGCCAATCCGACCGAGGCCTTCACCAAGGAGCTGGCTCAGGTCGGGCTCAACTCCGACGCCGTCGACCTGAAGGCCAACGGCCTGATCGGCGCTTTCAAGAACATGCACGAGGCCGGGCTCACCTCGGCTCAGGCGATGAAGATCATGGGGGCGGAGGGCGCGGCCCTCTACAACGCCCTCGGAAAGAACATCGAGCACGCCGACGAGTTCATCGCCACCATGGGTCAGCAGGGGGCCGCTGCCGACGCTGCCAAGCGTAACCTCGATACCCTCGCTGGGTCCTTCGAGCGCCTGGGCAACACCTGGGCGACCACGCTTCAGAATGCGGCGATGCCATTAGGTGAGGTTCTCAAGGGCCTCGCCAATCTCACCAGCGGTATCCTGTCGGCAGCCAATAAGTTCCCGGCTCTCACCAGCGCGGTAGTCGATGCCGGCGCGGCGTTCGGGTCGATGAAGCTGGCGGCTTTTACCTTAGAGCTGATGGGCGCCGGGACAGCAGTCACTGAGGCCGCCACGGCGCTGAAGACCCTTACCGCTGCGAAAGAGGTTGAGACGGTTGTCGAAGGGGTCGGAGTGGCCGCCAAGGAGGCCTCGGTTGGCTTCGGAGGGATGCTCCTCGGTTTGGTCAAGAGCCCGAGCGTCATCACCGTGGTGGTTACAGCCGTCGCCGCCTTGGCCATGGCGATCTCTGCCCTCTCGGGGAAGTTCCCCTCTCTCGATGATCAGATCGATGCGGTGAAGGGTAAAATCTCCGAGCTGAAGTCAGGGATTGAGAGCGCAGAAAAGTCTGTTGGCGCTATCGATGCGGCGATCCTAAAGCTGGCCGCCGAGGGTGAGAACTTGAAGGACCCTGTCAAAGAGGTCGCCAACCTCAATGAGCAGTTCGGCTCCCTGGGGCTCCATATCTCTGGAGCTGTCACCAAGACGGACGATCTTATCTCTGCGCTGGAGAAGCTGAAGGGCTCTACCGCCGGGGAGATCGTCATCAAGACCCGCGAGCAGGCGGATCTACTGGGGTCCAAAGCCGAGCTGGATCAAAAGGCAGCCAACGCGGCTTTCGCAGCCTCCAGCACGACGGTCGGCGGCTATGCCAACAAGCTGTCCGACGACGACAAGAACAAGCAACTGATCTACGATGCAGCCTATTCCATCCTCAAGGCTCAGCCGGCGAAGGACAGCACACCAGAAAGCAACGCGGCTAACTCCGAGATCCTCGGGAAGCTTTATGCCGACTTCTCCAAGCGGGCCAATGATGCCACCACCCCTGAAGATAAGGATGCTCTTCGGGCAACGGCGACCGAGCTGAACGCCGCGATGGGGAAGCTCACCGCTCTGGCCAACATCCCCGCGCAGCAGAAGGCCCTCCTCCGTACTGCCGACGAGCAAGCCGCCGGTCAGCCTATCGTTGCCCGCGCTGATGCTCTCTTGGTTGAGGCCAAGACCGAGCAAGCCGCTGCTAACAAGCCTGGAGATATCCACGAGACTGACCCTGATGCCCTTCGTAAGCTGGCCCAGGACCGCCTCGATCAGTTCAATTCGAAGGCCGGTGACACCATCAAGAACCTTGAGGCGTTCATTAAGTCCCAGGAAGATGTCACCGACAAACCGATCGAATACGCGGGGTCGGCGGAGGCTCTGGCGAAGCTGAAGACTGCCCAGCAGGAGCTGGTAGCGAAGACCCTGACGGCGACGGCCGACGCACTGACCTTTGACAAGCTCATTGACACCAAGGCTTCGACAGCCAACAGCCTGACGGCGGCGGACGACATTGGCCAGATGTCGAAGGCCAAGACCAAGGCCGTGGTCGATGCCTTCCTCAAGGATGCGACGGCCAAAGCCAATGATAACTTGGCGATTGCCTTGAAGCAGGCCAACGACAACTACCAGAAGGATATCCTCGCCAACCCCGGCGCGGACACCCGTGGCGCAGCGGCCAACCGGGACACCGCGATCATGGCAGCTCAGGCTGCGGCCAAGCAGCAGATTGATGGCTACCAGCGGGATGCTGAGACCCGGAACGACGCTATCGACGCTGCCGCCCTGTCGATCAAGCAGCAGACCGACCAAGCCGCTGTTAGCGATGCCAAGGCCACCCTCGACAACATCATGCGAGCGGCCAAGGATGCCGAAGCTACACCCACAGAGATCCAGGGCAACCTTGGGAAGCTCAAGAAGGCTGTTGACGATTACATCAACGACTTGATCGTCGTCGCCAAGGATGAGGTGCTCTCCCACAAAGGCTCCCCGGCCGAGCTGAAGTTCAAGCTCGACAAAATCAACGAGGAGAGGACGAAGCTCGAAGAGGAGCAGGCTGACCTTCAGAAGGCTGCCGACCTCGGCCCCAGCCAGACCTCAGTAAAGAAAGGGATCGACGCGGATGTTACCACCGCGACGAACCAGTTCGATCTGCGCAACTTCCAGATCAACAAGACGGCGGTGGATGCTCAGCTTGAGAATGCCAAGCGGCAGGCTGCTGGTGAGCAGCTGACGGATGAGGAGAAGATCGCCGCAGGTCAGAGGCTGATTACCGAGAACCAAGCCCTTTTGAACTCCATCGACACCTATATCAAAGCCCTCTCGACGGATCTGACGAAGGCCCAGGAGGATGTTGCTAATCGCAAGCGGACTCTCGAAGCTGCTCCCGAAGGTAGCAAGGACCATGAGACGGCTCAGAACGCCTATAATGACGCGGTAAAGGAAGAAGCGACCGTTCAGGAGAAGATCACTGGGGAACAGTCCAAACAGTTAACCCTGCTCAAGGACAAGGTCCAGCTCGAAAAAGAGGCTCCTCCGACCTCGGTTGGCGGGGCCGTCTCTTCGGGCTTTAGTGACTGGCAATCAGCAAATAATACGACCATGCTTCAGGACCTCCGCAATGGCATCCCCCAGGTCATGAACTCGACCACTCAGGCGATGAGTTCCTTCATCACGACCATGGAGGCGGGGACCACCAAGGTCGGGATGGCCTTCAAGAACATGGCCGTCTCGATCCTCCAATCGATGCAGCAGGTCGCATCGAACATGGTGGCCAAGCAGCTGATGAACATGGGCGGCAACGCGCTGGGGAGCTTGTTCGGTGGAGCCGGGGCAGGGGCAGGGGCAGGGGCCGGGGCAGGGGCCGGGGCAGGGGCCGGCGGGATGGCTGCCATGGGCGGCGAAGCTATGGCTTGGCAAGGTGGCCACGTCACCGGGCGTCATGCTTTCTGGCAAGGGGGCAAGGTCCCCCGCCGTAGCTACGCCCTTGGCGGTGATGCTCCAACCTCGACCCGCGACAGCACGCTCATCAATGCCGCGCCGGGTGAGTTCATCATGCGCCAGTCTGCCGTCGACCTGATCGGTGCCAACAACCTCTCGGCGCTGAATGCCATGGGCAACAGCTACAACTCGAACGCCTCCTCGGCGGTGTCCTCGGCGGCCAACTCCAACAAGCGGGCTCCCGACACTTCGAACGTCTACGTCATGGCCCCCGACGCCAAGCCCAGCCTAGGCCCCAAGGACGTCCTGGCCGTCATCGGCGACGACATCCTGCGTGGTGGCCAGACCAAGCAATTGATCAAATCTGTAGCGATGGGGCAGTAGCATGGACACCTTTCTCTGGAACCGTCACAAGGTCGAGACCCTCTACCCGGACTCGACCGTCCGCGCCCAGTTCGGCAACTCCTACCAGTTCGCCGCGCCCCCTGACAGCCCGGACCAGCGGATCTTCAAGCTGTACTTCACAGGATTCAAATACTTCGTCCAGTCGGACGGAGTGTCTGTCGACCTGACGACCAGTGAGTACATCAACAACGTCGGTGCTCTCGAAGTATTCTACCAGTCAAAGCGGCTCTACGGGACGTTCATCTACCCGCACCCCGCCATTGGTAATGTAACAGTGCGGTTTTCGAAGCCGCTCCAGATCCCGAAAGGCGTGGCCTCTGGCAATGGACTTGTTGAAGACTTCATAGTCGAACTTATCGAGCTTCCATAGAAGTTTACTAGTAAAGCCTAAATAGAGTCCAAGTCCAACTCGTTGACATCTTCCAATCACCACGGATATACTGCCGGCGTGACTGGAGGAGTCCACCCGTGGCGAACATGACGCCTTACCTGCAAAGCACTTTGCTGAACCAGTTGCTGGTCGGCACAGGTGTGACGCTGG